CAGAGATGAAGAGTTGGCTTGTCCTTGTTGTAGAGATACGAACATGGATGTAGACTTTATGGATAAATTGGAGGTAGCCAGAGTTCTAGCTGGTATACCTTTTAAAATAACGTCGGGGTATAGATGTGAAAAGTACAATGCAAAGATCACTGGGGGAGCACCTACAGGCGGTGCTCATTCTATGGGGAAAGCTGCTGATATTAGGTGTAGGACTGGTACTGATAGGTTCAAAGTTGTTTCTGCTGGTATCTCTGCGGGCTTTGAGGGGATTGAGGTTTGTGACAGACACATCCACTTTGACACAAAAAAGCGGACGCACAAGAATCAGGTCATATGGCCAGGGAAATCACGATGATAACCCATTTTTAGGGATATGAATAGGAGAGGATTCAATGAAAGACTGGTTTTTTCTTCTTTACGGGGCGGGGGGAATTTATTTAACGCTTTCTGGGAAAACGTGGGGAATGCCCAATCTTCCGGTATTGAGTGTACCCAGCTTCTTTACGGTGCCAGATACAGTTAATGGGCTTGTTATAACAAGTATTCTGTATTTTGTATACTATTACTATCAATCACAGAGACTCAGGGAGGAAGAAATATAATATCTATACTAAGGATGAGGCGGATAAGGAAGGTATTAGCTATAAACCGTGGAAAGAGGGAGAAGAAGGTGATTTTGTCCTCTCTGATGACGGATTTTGTGCTAAAGTACTTAAAAAGAAGATATATCCGAACCAAAACGGATCAGAGAGCGTATATTTAAGATTACCATGGGGATATCACATTTGGAACACAAAGTATCCTGGGAAGAAGTTCAACGCGGAAGGAAGAAAAACGCCTCATACTCTTACTGGAAAGAGCCAATTAGAGGTAAGAGCTGGTCAAGACAAGATGAAAAACCTCGCCACAGCATATGCCCAGACTTTCGATTGGAATATGGCGATAGATATGGCTATAGGATCAACAACACCAGGAGAACATCGAAAATACAAGAGGTGGATGAAATCGGAGGTATTCAAGAAGATGGTTCGTGAAGAATTACAGAGATTATTGCAAGATCATGGCATAACAGAGGCTTTTGTCATGGATGAGATGGTTGAAGCCTTTGAAGTAGCTAAGAAACATGCTAATAAGTCGGGGAATATGACGAATTGGGTAAGACTCATAGAAAATGCACAAGATTTACATGGTATGCGGACTAAACAGGTTGTTAAGACGACAACTCAGCTTGAAGCCACCTCAACTAGTAGAATGTTAGATGAAATAGAAGAAGAGGAGAGGAAATTAATAGCTAAGAAGGTTGAAGTTGCAGAACTCCCAGAAGAAAAGTGAGGATTATGAGGCATTATATGCCCGACGAGAAGCATTAAAGAAGTTTAAGGGCAATATTGGATTATTTGGCCGATATTGCTTTCCCACCGCCCTGAGGAAGGATATTCCTCCATTTCACAGTGAAATATACCAAAATCTCCTAAATCACAAGAATAAGCGTATTCTTATAGCTGCACCACGAGGAACTGCTAAAAGTACGGTATGTAGCCTTATTCTTCCCTTGTATAGAGCGGCTTTCAAGAAAGATGATGAAGATTTGTTCATGGTTATCATCTCAGAGTCCCAGGCTCAGTCAATTAACTTCTTAAGTCGTATAAAGTACCATTTAGATCATTCTGATAGGTTTAAGAAACTTATTGGTGATTTTGGGGGGACGACAGCAGCTAGATGGACAGGAAGTGATATTATCCTTGCTAATGGAACAAGGATAGTGGCAGTTGGTACCGGGCAGAGGGTCAGAGGGTTTATTGAAGGGGATACACGACCTAATCTTATCATTGTAGATGATTTTGAGTCAGAATTGAATGCTTTAACTGCAGAAGCTCGTACTAAGAATAGGAAGTGGATGACTGAGGCTGTTATACCCTCATTATCAGATGACGGGCGTATTGTCATGGTTGGAACAGTTATTTCGGAAGATTGCTTCTTATACTGGGCAAAAGAGTCTACTGCATGGAAAACTCTGTGGTATTCTATCTGGGACGAGGATGAGAAGAGTATTTGGCCAGAACGCTTCAATAAGAAGCGTATTCTCAGTATAAAAGACGAATTTCAGAGTGTTGGCAATTTAAATGGATTTTATCAGGAATATATGAATATTGCCCAATCTCCTGATTCAGCTCCATTTAAGCCAGAATATATTAAATTACATCATTATGATTACGAAAGAATAGATGGTCAGCCCTGTCTGACGAGGAGTATAGGTGATAAAAAGGATATCAAACCAGTTGAGGTGTATTGCGGTATTGACCCCGCTAGCTCTCTTTCTGCCCGTGCTGACTTTTTTGTTATTGCCACTATTGCTGTTGATCATAGTAATAATAAATATATTCTTGATATATTCCGCTCTCGTCTCAACCCTGCTTTTCAGCCTGCAAAAATTATCGAAATTTATAAGAAATTTCGTCCAAAGCGTATGAGAGTGGAGTCTACAGCATATCAGGATGCACTTCGTCAATCAACAAGGGTTTTGATGCTGGAGGAGGATTTATACATTCCCGGACTAGAAAAGGGGGTAAAACCACGTACTCGTAAGTCTGAGAGGTTAATTAGTCTGGTTCCCATGCTCGCAAAGGGCATGTTCTATTTCAGGCCAGAAGATATAACAGCTCAGCAAGAGTTCCTCTCTTATCCAGCCGGGAAGAACGATGATATTCTTGATGCAATATGGACAGCCCTAGAAAAAG